CAACTTCAGGGGAGGGTCCTGAACGCTTCACCTAAAAAATAATTTTTTTATAAAATAAAGGAGACTAATATGCCTACAGTAGGAGTATATTTATCGAACGGGACCTATGCACGGCTTTACAGTGAGCATGGAAATGCCATTGGTAAGCACCTATCGTCTTTAGCAGATAGGGAAGTCGGCGTCACCGCTCCCGAACCCGTATCCAAGCTTATGCCAAAGAAGCGCGTCATCGACAAGAAGACCGGAGAGATCTTCAAAGACACTACAGCCTATGCTGAGGCCGATAAAAAGGTCAAGGAGCTAGCTTATGGTGAGCGAGACGGCGCTACTCAAGAAGAGATAGATAACATGGTAGGAGGTTTATAATGGCTGAATGTAAGCACGAAGACATCAAATACTTCGAGAAATATGATCACGCTGTCTGTCTTAAATGTGGCAGGATTTTCGGTCACGCCGTTACTCAGATTGAAGAGAGAATAGAATACAAATACATCTATGTCCCTCAAACTACATATCCTAAATGGCCTCAGATTTATTGTTCTACTACAAGCGATACAGGGAGGCATCTATGTTAAACATACTCAAAGGCCTCGCTGTGGTCGCTGTGATAGGCGTGGTGGCGTTTTGTTTGTTCTGGGCTGCCATAGGTCTATTCTTTATCCTAATATGGCTAAGGATGGTGATGCTATGAAATTGTATACAGATAGAAATGGAAAGCTATATTACTTCATGCAGAAGTTGCCTGAACCTATATTTCTGTTCTGGTATTGGAAGATTAATCACAAGCTACGACAACGCGCTAGGAGAAAGAAATGAGAAAGCCAGATTTAGATTACTCACTAATGGCCCGGATATATCCTAATGTGTCACGCCAGAGTTTCTATAACTGGTTTGAGACAGGCAGGGAATACGAGGAGCTATCAAAACGCGGTATCGCGATCTCACCATCGTATCTCGAGGAGATCTTTGAGTTCATTAATCCCAAGAGGTTTGATGACTTATCAAAGATGCCCCCGGGTAGGTTAGTAGAAGCAGAGAAGATATGGCTACAAACAGCCTATTCGTATCCCGGTGGCCCAATTATTGACCCTCGTCCGAGGAAGAATGCGTTAAAAGGAGTATATTACGATGAAAAAAGTAAGCGATGGTATCCGAGACCTTTCATCAAACTCCCGGGTTGATCAGAAACTAATCGCTGAGGTAGGAAGAATCAATCAGAGAATCGACTTCCTAAAGAAATCTACCGGAATATACGCCGGACTGAAGAAGATAACATACCAGCAGCTAGTGTTCATGCAAGAATACCTACGGGAGGGAGATCCAGAGATCGCGGCGTTCAAGGCAAACACAAGAATAACAAAACAAGCTTCGGCTAGAAAATGGGGAATGAGACAGTTGGAAAATACATTCATACAATCTACAATAAAGAAGGCCTTAGAAGGAGAAGAGAGGCTGTCACCGGCGAAGATCGCGAATAAGGTGGCGGACGCTTTTGATAATGCTGCTACTGTAGGGGATGTAATCAAGGTAGCGGAGTTTGTAACTAAGACTAGAGGAGAATACAATGACGGGAACAAGATTGGGATTAATGTCGGCCTCGGAGTTATCGGAGGTCAATCGACTGAAGAGCTTGAGAAACAGTTTGCTATCCTCGTTGGAGGTGGAGAAGATCAACCAATCGAATCAAGAGAGGATAACCTCCTTGATGAAATTACTCTCCGAGACGGAAGCGAAACTGGGGCTGCTGAACTTTGATTTCTTTAACGAGTTCATACTAGGCTGCGGGAATCTATCAGATGTTCACCACGATTTATGTGAACTAGCTCAATACGGACCAGAGAGACAGCTCACGCTGATCCCCCGTGGTCATTTGAAATCCCAGATATTGACCATTGGGTTCTCTGTTTGGAATATAATTTTAGATCCTAATATCAGGATATGTCTCATGAACGCTAAGGCGGATAATGCCGAATCCTTCCTCACAGCGATCAAGGGACACTTTGAGTCCAATCAAAAGCTACGCATGCTCTACGGAGATTATGTGGGTAAGAAGTGGAACGAGGGGGAGATCGTTACATCCAAGAGAACGAACCCCTCTCTCAAAGAGAATACGATTAAGTGTTCCGGTGTAGGTGCTTCACTTGTCTCACAGCACTACGATTTGATTATCCCGGACGATGTAGTTAACGAAACTAATGTCACCACCAAAGAGCAGATAGACAAGGTAAAAGAGTGGTGGGGCCTATCACAGTCTCTTGGAGATGGTGAGAAGACTCGCTGGAGAATCGTTGGCACGCGTTATCATGATGACGATCTCTATGGCGAACTGATTGAGAAAAATGATGCTGCGCCTAAGCCTTACAATATTTATATACGAAGAGTTATAGAGGACGGCAAACCTATCTGGCCGTTCAAGTTTAATGAAGAACATATCGCTGATATTAGAGCTAACCAGTCCGCTTACACCTTCTCTTGTCAGTATTACAATGACCCGATCAATGCTGATGACGCCATCTTTATGAAGGAATGGCTACAGTATTATGATGACGAAGATGTTGTGGATAAGAATGGTGATCCAATTAAAAAGATGAATCACTTCATAACTGTTGACCCAGCGATCGGTCAGTCTGATAGAAACGATGATACAGTCTTCTGTCACACTGCGGTTGATGAGGATAACAACTGGTATGTGAGCTTCCCTTCTGTTGGTAAATTCACTCCCGGCGTAATTATCGATAAGATGTTTGACCACGATGAAGAGTATAAACCCAAGACTACCGGTGTTGAGGGCGTAGCATTCCAGAAGGTTCTACAGTATATGGTCAATGACAAGATGAAAGAACTGAATAACTTCATTCCGATAACTGAACTAAAACCTAACGCCAGATCAAAGGTAAATCGCATTAGAGGCTTACAACCGCGTTTTGAAAATGGTATAATATATATACGGAGAAATGATAAGAATTCAGAAAAGTTTGTTGATCAGCTGTTGAGGTTCCCTACCGGAACTCATGATGACATGATTGACGCGCTCGCATATATGTTAGACATCGCGTATCCTCCTCGCAAAAAAGAGAGAGATGAACGCAAAAAGACTCGAAAACCGATGGATGGAATCACTAATTATTAGGAGGCTAAATGCCAGCAGAACAAATTGAAACCACCGAAGCGATGGATACGGTTCAACCGGACGGAGCTGAAGGTGAAATCGTTGAAAAGGTTTTAGTAAAATCATGGTATCCCTCATTTTTAGATAAAGAAATTGACGGCACTGATGAAGAGAAGGCCGCCATTTGGGTCAACGACAGACGCAAGTCTATGGCCGCTGCTCGTCAACCCTACGAAGCAATTTGGACTGCAAACGAAGAAGCCTACCTAGTTAAACAGGGAACTACTATCGTTGGTGAAGAGTGGAGATCTACAATGACCGTCCCTCTTACTCATGGTATGGTAGAAACTGTAGTCGCAGAATACGCTGACTCACAACCAAAATCATTTATTGACGCCGGTCAGGAATCTTATGACCACGGCGCTAAGATAATTTCAGATATTAAGAAATATACCGAGATGAAGGGTGACGCTGATCTAGAAGATAATGTCGCCTATCGTTCTATGGGTATGTATGGAACGGCTATTGCTTGGGAATACTACAGAGAAGACCCAGTAATCGTCAAAGACCTCAAGTCTGTGGATAAAAAAGGTATCAAGACTTGGGATATTTATGAAACTACAGAGTTTAACGACCCTTACCGCAAGGTAATCTCACCTTGGGACTTCTATCCTCATGAAAATGCTACCACTATGGGGAATATGATCGACTGTATCCGCAGAGAATCTATGGAACTTCATGTATTTAAGGACGCTTATAAGAAATATGAGAAGGCAGCTGATGTTACTGCCGGTGGTGAGACTGACCAGAAGGAACCAAATCCTCGTCCAGTCGGAGACCAGAAGCAAATGGTGGAAATACTTCACTATTACAACAAACCTCAAGATACTTACTGGATTGTCGCTAATGGAATCCTATTAAACGAGTTTGAATCATCTCTACCAGATGAACATAAGATGCTTCCATTCGCAGAAGGTTGCTATATCAAGCGTTTGAACCACTTCTGGGGTCTATCACTACCAGAAATCATCGCTGGAACGCAGTCTGAGCTCAATACTTTACGCCGTTTGAGAATGGATAGAGCCAAATTGAACATCGCTAAGGTATTCCTTATCTCAGAGCGTGCTGATATTGACGATGACGAGCTACTTGTTCGTCCCGGAATGCGTATTAATGTTCAAGATCCTAACAATTCAGTCAAAACACTGGACTTTTCAGACACTGGAATGTCAGCTTACAAGGAAGAAGACGCATTATTCCATGATTCACAGCTTGGAACTGGTGTTTCTGACCCTTCAATGGCCACTGTTTCAGGTGCTACAGCCACCGAATCAGCCATTGTTAAGGAATCTACCCTAAAAAGAATCCGCGCGGGCATGAATATCTTCCGTGTTACCTATACAAATCGTCTTGGACGCCTTCGTTTGGCCAATATCCTAGCTGCTTATCGTGATCCTATGAAGGTAAACGAGGTTACTGGGGCTGATGGAGAGGTAAAAGCTGACGCAGTTTATCGTCAGATCCAAGTTGAAGACCCTAAAACAGGCGCTTTAAGCTCAATTACGGTTAATCCAGATGAAATCCGTGGTGAATATCACTACAGAAGTGAGTCTATGAGCTCGATTCCACTATCTAAAGCACTACAAGAACAGAGATCTGAAATGCTATTTGACCGTCTTATCCAGCTACCTACCACAGATCCTACCAAAGCTACTAAATGGCTGATGACAGCCCACCAAGAAGACCCTTACGCAGTCCTATTTGATAACATTGATACTGCTGGTCCAGAACTAGCCTCCGAAGAGAACGCTAGAATGATGCAGGGTGGTCAATTACCGGGCACTATCGGTGCTACTCCTGAACACACCATGAAGCACTTGATGTATGTTAGAGAGAATGCTTGGGTTATCCCTGAGAATATCGACCAGATCTTCACTACTCACATCAATTCTGAGTTGAATCCAGTGACTCCTGCCGGTGTAGGTGGCCTAGCTGCCCCAGTTGGCGCAGAGGGCGCTCCTATGAGCGTTGGTGGACCTACCGGGTCTGCTCCTATGGAAGGTCAAATGACTGGTCCTGAAGGCGGTGCTCCGACTCCAGCCGGAATGCCACAAGCCGCAGGCGTCCCGGGACAACCTCAAGGTGGGAATCCAATGCTACCTGACATGAGTGCAGATGGACAACAGCAAGGCGTTAACGCTTCAATACAATAATAAAGGAGGTTCGGCATGATACTGATCGGTAAAATTAAATTTGAAGACAGGGAAGCCCTATCTAGGATCTACCACAGCAAAGACTGGGAGGTCGTAGTTAGGATATTCGGGGAAAACGAAAGAGAGATCATACATCGAGAGATGGAAAATACAACCTCAATGGAGGATCTAGCATTTGCGCAAGGTCGAATCGCAGGTGTGAAAAAGTTAATTAAAGGAATAGCCGAAGCCGGTAAGAGCTTCGAGAAAGAGGATGAAGATGAGCAAGAAAACACCACAACCTACAACGGTTAGCCCAGAGTTCAACCTACAGTTCAAGTCCAAGGTAGAAGAGCTGCAGGAGTGGGGACTAGATAATGGCGTTAGAATTGACGCATTTATTGATGTTTCAATCAACGGATTAGTCCCAATGATTTCATATCAGGAACTCAGCGAACAACAGAAGGCTAGTTATGCAGAGCATAAGAAAATTCTAGCAGAGTCCCTGAAGGTGGAAAAGGATACTATCACTACTAAATAAATGGTATAATATATATAGAACAATTTAGTATCTTGATAACAGAGGGTTCGGCAATCATCTGGAAGTGTTTTTAGCTTCTGAAGGTAAGCCGAACCCCTTCAGAGCTATAAAGGCTTCCAGATGGAGGCCTTTTTTAGTTAGATAGCAACCCGGCACAAGCCGGCCTATAAATAAAAAAGTAGCGCAACCCCGAAAGGGACCGCACAGAAAGGACATTAACATGTCAATGAAACCAGACTTGTCAGAGTCAGCCGAGGAGAATGTAACCGAAGTGAATCTGGATGGACCAGACACCGAAGAGACAGAAGTCTCAACTGAAGTCGCCGATGAGGATCTCTTTAACGGAGAGCCACTAGACGAGGAGAAAGACGCGAAACTCATGGAAGCGTTCGGAATCGAGCCTGACGAAGAAGAAGAGGTTACTCCTGATAAGGAGTCTGAGACTGAGGACGAGGAAGACGAGGGGACCGAACCTCTGGAAACAGAGAAGGAATCCGAGGACGAGAAGCCCAAAGAACCAGTAGTAGAACCTGAAAAACCCGTTGTTGATTATGAGAAGAGATACATCGACTCACAACGCGAGGTTGTCGAAGTATTGCTCCCAGCTAAAAAGGAGCGTGATGATCTCTTGGCAGAGAAGACCAAGTGGGATTCGGAGAAGGAAGAGATTCGTGGGATTCTGCGTAGCGACCCTGAACTCCTAAACAAGTTCACGGAAGTGGCAGAGAACTATGTTCCCGTCCAGAAACCGGTCGCACCTGTGGTGGATCAGACAATTATTGATGAGGCAGTCAAAAAGACTATTGGCGAAGATGGGCTGAAAATGCTCAACGATGCTAAGGAAAAGACTGAGAAAGAGCGCGGAGACGCAATCGTAGCCTTTGAAGCAGCCCACCCCGGTCTAACCTCAGAAGAGAGAGGAATTCTCGCTACCCAGACAGCAATCCTAGAAGCTAGTTTGAAGATACCTTTGCATGAAGCTCTTGAGCGATCATTCAAAGCAACATTTCCAGACCGAGCATTTGCCGCCGAAAAAGAGAAGCTTGAAGAAGCCGCTCGCGTGCGCGCAGCTAAGAGGGACGGTGCTACCGTTACAACTACCGGATCAGCCGGATCTACAGGATCTAAAAAAGTCGCTCCCGCATTAACAGCTAAGGAACTAAAGCTTGCAAAAGCATTCGGACTGACAGCAGAGGAAGCGGCCGCTCAACAAGATTAAAACATTAAAAAAAGGACTAAACTTATGAGAACTATTGGATCTCTAAGCGGAAACTTTGAAGGCGCTCTATATGAGTTCACTGCAGCTGAGACTATCACCAAAGGTGATCTAGTTTCAATCTCTGGTGGTGAAGTTATATGTGCTGCTGCTACTGAGGTTATCCTCGGAACTGCAGTAAATAGCGCAGCAGATGGCGAACAAGTTCTCGTCAACTGTGACCCACTTCAAGTTGTCGTTATGCCAGCAACCGACCTCACTGCCGCTATGGTAGGTGAACACATGGACATTGAGGGAACTACCGGAGCTCAAAAAGCTGACGGAAGTGACCACAAGACAGCCACAGCCCAGTTAACATTAATTAAATTCATCAGTGCCACAGAAGGTGTTTTCACCATCTTTGAGCGTGTCGTATAAAGAAGGAGAACAGATAAATGTCAGCAAATAGACTACAATTCAGTCCTCTTCTCTTTAAGGGCCTTCGTAAGGTTTACGATGATGTCTACAAAGAGTGGGACGAACAATATTCTAAGCTTTTCAATGTGCAAACATCTGAAATGTCTGAGGAAACCGACTACAGCGTAACTGGTTTCAAACTGCTTGATAAGGTCAACGAAAATCAGCCAGTTAGTTACCAAGATCCACTACCGGGTTACAGCGTAACCTACAAGCATGATACTTTTAAGGGTGGTTTCACCGTTACTAAGGAAATGCTTGATGACGACCAATACAATGTAATGAAGAAAAAAGCCGGCGCTCTTGCTAAAGCTGTTCGTAGAACAGTTGAAACAGAAGCTGCTAAAGTCATCAATGGCGCTTTCGGAACTACAGTTGTAACAGGTGGCGATGGTAAAGCCCTCATCGCAACTGATCACCCTCGTAAAGATGGTGGAACAGCTCAGTCAAACATGGGAACAGGCAAACTTACAGAGCCTAACCTTATCGCCGGTATGCTACAAATGCGTAGCCTGCTTGACGACCAAGGTCAGAAGATCATGGTTAAGCCTAACAAACTCGTTACTAGCCCTACCAAGGAAGCAACTGCTAGAATTCTTCTTGAGTCCGCTCAAAGAACTTCTACAGCTAATAACGACATCAACCCAATCAAGGGTGCTCTAGAACTCGTAATTTACGAATATATGGACGCAGACAAGCAGGAATATTGGTTCCTTATCGATTCCAGCTTGAATGAGCTCAACTTCTTCTGGAGAGAGAAACCTTCATTCACTGAAGAGAATTCTTTCGACACAGATGCTCGTAAATACAAGACTCGTTGCCGATTCTCTTGCGGATTCAGCGACTGGCACGGTATCTACGGTTCTAACGGAACTACTGCCTAATCTTAGGTTGTTAACCCTCGGGGCCGGGATATAGGCCCCAGCTTATTAAAAAGGAGACAATATGTCAGAATACAAACAAACAAACCTCACCGAGGTTGTCGCTGACAAGCTCACAGTCGCTGGTGTAGATGTCACTGCAGCTATGGCAGAAGTAGCCACTATCAATGGTCTTACTGCATCTGCAGCTGAACTGAACATGGTAGACGGTCTAGCTACAGCTCCAGTAATCACCGGAGCCGCTGGTGCAGCCAATGTAGCCAACATCACTATCACTACTGGTGTTGCACGCCCTCAATTCTTGCTAGTTTGGTTATCAGACTCAGCAGCAGGCGAAGGTCTTACAGCTACTGCAGCTTCCGGAACGGTTCAAGCTAAGACTAACTCAGGAACAGTTATCAACGCTTTAACAGCTAAGAAGGCTTTACTGGTTCAGACTAAAGCAGACGGAACATTC